GCATATTTTGATACTGTATTTCAAAATGATATACTTTCATCAATTCTTGCAGGACCTGGTATTTTGATATCTCAAAATCCAATTGTAGGAACAGTTACTATTTCACATCAAGATACATCAACTGTTGTTGATGTAAATAGTGATAATTCTGCTAATACTTTTATTCAAGATGTATTCTTTACATTTGATACATATGGTCATGTTACAGGTGCTTCAGTAGTTCCTGGAACAGTAATACCTCAAAATACATTTGATAGAGCAACAGTTAATCCTGACTCAGGTTTTGTATGGGGACCAAACAATGATCCTACTAATATTCAAATTGCTGAAGCAGCAAATGATGCATTAAACTTTGTAGCAGGAACAGGTATTATTCTTAATGCAAGTACAGTACCTAGTACAGATGCAATTAGAATTACTAATTCTGCACCTGATCAAACAGTAGTATTAACAGAAGGAGCTGGTATTGATGTTACGGGAACATATCCAAACTTTACAGTTACAAATACAGCACCTAATGTTGATCAAAATGTTTGGGCAACAATAGCTGCTACATCAGGTAGTACTACAGCAAATTCAACTACAGATACATTAACAGTAGTTGGAGCTAATGGTGTTACAACATCAATTGTAGGAGATACATTAACTATTACTGGTTCTGGCAGTGGAGTTCAAAAAACTTTTACTTCACTAGGACCATTAGGAGTATTACCAGTTCCCTATAATCATGGTAGAAATACAGTAGGTATTATTGTAGCACTGCATTTAAATACTTTACCAAACGGTGTTTTATTAATTCAAGGTGTAGACTATACTTATTCAATAACTAGTACTAATGTAATTGAGATAACAGCATTAACTCCTTTAGCACAAACAAATGGTTTGATAATTACTGTTATTGGATAAAAAGAAGTTACAGGTTGTTGGTTTCTGTGACAACAAGGCATTGCCCTCACACTTGTGGGGGTTTTGTTTTTTAGTTACATTTGTTAATGTCAAATATTTTTAGTATATTAATATGAAGGAATTTAGGAAACCGGATGTAACTGCTGCAAGGTATAGACCTGAAGCTTATAATGTATTGAACAAAAAGTTCTTTGAAAGATTTAAGAAAAAGTATCCGAAATATAAAGAGATGGATAACTTATCTTTAAGAAACATTGTTAAAAGATTTAATGAAACAATGTTTAATTTGGTAATAGAAAAAAGAGATGGAGCTCAGTTACCAGAACAAATAGGTTGGTTATTTATTGGTGCTTGTGAAAGTAGTAAGAAAGAAAATATAGATTATGCCAAATCTAATAAGTATGGAGTACAAGTCACAAATAATAATTGGAATACTGATGGTAAGTTAGCTAAGATATTTTTTACAAATTATGCAATTAAACATAAAATTAAAAATAGAGAATATTGGAGTTTTGTAGCTTGCCGTAATTTTAAAAGAGCTGTTGCAAAAGCATTTTCAGAAAACTGGAATAATTATATTGTAATAGATTCAACAAAGAAACTTAAATTAAATAATCAAAAGGAATACCTAAAAACCAAATCTGAAAAACTTCAGAGAGAAAATTTAAAATCATATAATGAATTTGACATATGACAACTGTAGGGGAATCTATATCAAGAGTTAGAAATATACTAAAAGCTGTTAAGGAAGATCCTTTTTTAACTGACCGACAGATATATTATGCAATACAGAAGTATGCAAAGACTCTAATTAAAAGAGAGGACAATCAATTTAGATTAATGAAAATTAGTTCTATTTTCAAAGTTCTTCCTTATGTTGAACTTATTGATGTAGATAAAGTAGAGGCTGGTTGTATTGGTATATATTCAGAATGTTATTTTAAAAGATCTAAAGATAAATTACCAAGTATACTTGATGGTATGTTTGGGCCATTAATCCGTACTGTATCATCTATTGATGGTGGTATAGAAATGTTTAGAACTGATCCAGGTACTTGGGTTTCTATTACTAAGTCTACAACATTTAAATATAATAAAAGACCCTACTTCTGGTATCTTAATGGATACTTGTATGTACCTAATGTAGACTGGGATGCTATAAGAGTAGAAGCAATATTTGAAAATGATGTTCCTACTTGTGATTCAGATGATTGTTTGGTTAAACAAGATCAGCCTCTCAATATACCTGAATATTTATTTTCTGAAGTTGAACAATTTGTTATAAAAGAATTTACAACAACAATGCAAATTAATGTTGATAATTCTGATGACAGTCAAAATATATTAAGATAATGGATTTCAATTATACACTCAAGTATAGAACATTTGACCAACTATTGGAAGATGTATCTATTGACTTTAATACATTTGCTTTAGAAAATATGATTGAGCCTCAGACTCTAATCAAATTAGTAAGAAAGTTAAATTATAAATTAGGGTTAAGAATAAATCAAACTAAGGAAGTTATATTAGATGTAAGCCATCATAAAGTAAAACTTCCTGATGACTTTTATACATTCAATTTTGCTTTTGTTTGTGGAGATTTTATAACACATACTGGTTATGATGGATATGCTTCAGGAACTAATATGCAAGAGATACCATATACAGATTGGCAAAAACAAAAAACAGAATGTGGTTGTCCAGTAGATAATACTTGTTGTTTAAATGGTGAGGAAGGTATATGTATTACACATAATCCAGATTCACCATATGGTGATACTTCAATTACTCCAAGAAGAGTTTTTTTAAATTGTAAGAAAGAAGCATATGAACTTGTTCAAGTAGTTAATCATTCATCTACAAGAGTTTATAGAAACTTAATTCCTTTAAGAATGAAGAGCAGTCAAGAAATTGAATGTGACTGTCCAAATTTATATTTTAATACACCTAATGAAGGTTGGATTAAACATGGTTTTTTAAATACTACATTTGAAAATGGTAAAGTCTATTTAAATTATCAAGGAGACTTAGTTGATGATGACGGAAATTTATTGGTTCCTGATCATGAACTTTTAAATGATTATTATGAGTATGCACTAAAATTTAGAATACTTGAAAATCTTGCAATGAATGGAGAAGATGTATCTCAAAGATTGCAATTAATAGGACCCTTATTAAGAGAGGCTAAAAATGATGCAATGAGTTTGGTTAACACACCTAACTTTAAAGAGATGCATGATTTGTGGTGGACAAACAGAAGAGCTATGTATAGTAAATACTATGACATGTTTAAAAGTTATTCTCCTAATAGTGCTTACTATAGATTTATTAATAGAAGTAGAGTTATTTAGATATGGCTAAGAAAGCAGGATTAGGAGATACAACAGAACAGAAGTCAGCTGTATTTAATAAAGGATTAAATAAAGACTCTGACCCTACATATATCCAAGAGGGTATGTGGACATATGCTCGCAATGTTGTAAACAACACTGTGGAAGGAGACATGGGTAGTATTTCAAATGAAGCATCAAATGCATTATGTGCTATTGCTGGAGCTACAATGCCAGCAATAGCTCAATACAAATACATCATTGGAGCAATACATTTATTTTCTGATAAGTGGGTAATTTATACTGCAGGTCATGGGCCTTTAACAGGTTCTACTGGGACATCAGTTCCTGTTATGTCTGAGATAGGTTTATTAGAAACTGATAGTTGTAATTATAGACCTATTGTTCAAGATTCTTGTTTGGGTTTTGATAAACATTATCTTATATCTGGAGCATCAAGAGAAAAAGAAGATTGTTCTTGGCAAGTATATTGGGCTGATGGATTAAATCCTGATAGAACTTTAAATATTGGAGATCCTAAAACTTGGCCAGCTTCAAATGCAAATTGGTATTTAAACTTGACACCAGCTCCTAATTACAATACTTGGGTAAATTATTATACAGACGGGGTTACTAATTTTTTCTGGCCAGGTGTGACTTGGATACAAAATTGTAAACCTAGAGTTCCTATTGGAAAAAATCCATTAGACTGTGAATTTTGTATAGATCTTAATCGTTTAGATTGTGATAAAATTAGACTTGCTAGATTAATGGAAACACCTTGTATTAAGTTAACACAAGGTAACTATGGTGGTACATTAAGAAATGGAAGTTACTTTGCAGTTATAGCATATACAATTAAAGGACAAAGAGTAACAGATTATTTTTCTCCTTCTAATATTCAACCTTTGTATAATGTGGTTGATGAGACTTGTTCATTAATTATTGAAGTTGCTGCAGATAATGAAAACTTTGATGAATTTGAATTAGTACTTGTACAAACAATTAATGAAGGAGCAGTTGCTAAAAAAATTGGTTTGTACTCTACGGATACTACTACAATTGCACTTGATCAAATTAAAGTTGATTTAGTTACAGTACCTTTAAATAGAATTCCTATTGTTACTCCTGTTTATGAAAAGTCAGATCAAATGACAGAAGTAAACAACTATCTTTTAAGAGTAGGTCCCACTACAAGATTTGATTTTAATTATCAACCTTTAGCAAATCTTATTAGAACTAAATGGGCATCAGTAGAATATCCTTCTGACTATTATATTAAGGGTGGATATAAACCAAGTTATTTAAGAGATGAGGTATATTCATTCTTTATAAGATGGGTATACAATACAGGTGACAAATCTTCATCTTATCATATTCCAGGAAGAGCACCAAGAAATTATACTCCAACAGGTATAAATGATGTACAAGGTATAAATGTTATAGCTAATAATATTATTAAAAATAATGCATTAGCAACTGATGATTCTTATTTTGAAATTCAAAATACAGCAACTCTTGATTCAACTATTGGAACAATACCTGCTGTAGATAGTTCCGGTTTTTTAGAAGATGGTGGTAGAGTACTATCTGTAGGAGATATGGCTTATTGGCAATCTACAGAATTCTATCCTAATGATAGACCTGATATATGGAATTCAAGTTTTTATCCATGGTCTAATACAGGAGGAGTAAATGTTGATCTTTGTGGTTTACCTATAAGACACCATAAGTTTCCTGAAAATGCAACTGATACTACAGTTGTACATTTTTCACCAGGTCCTGACATAGGTCCTGATGCTCAAAAAACAGTTGTACCAAACATAAGATTGTTAGGAGTATTTTTTGAAAACATTGCATTACCATTAGATAATGATGGCAATCCTATACCAGGTGTTGTAGGTTATGAAATCTTAAGAGGATCCCGAGAAGGTAATAGAAGTATTATTGCAAAAGGAATGTTGAATAACTATAAGACTTATGATATTATAGGAGCAGTAGCCGGAAATAAAAAAGGTCTTTATTTAAATCATCCATTTAATACCATCTATACTCAGTATGGAAGTGCAAGTACTTCAGATCATAATTATGTAGAGAATGATCCTTTCTTTAAAATACCAAAACAAAACCCTCTTGACTTTGATCAAGTAGTAAATCAATCACATCCTAGTAATGTAGTATCTTTTCATTCACCGGATACAATGTTTAGATTTATATATCTTAATGCTACTGAATTAAAACTAGATGGATACATAAGAGGTTTTTCTGAACAATATTTTCAAGAACCTGATAAGCATCCAAAGTTTAAATTATTAAGTAATGCCTCTGCACTTGTTGGAATACTTGTTGGTGTTGGAGAAGGTATACTTGGTCTTATTGGTAAGATTACATTGAATGCACCTGGTGCTAGTTACACTTCTCAATTTGGTCCTAAAATAAAACCAAGAACTGGTGGTGCAAGTGGTAGTGAAACTACAAATTTAGTTGTTGCTAGTGGTGTTACTTCTGGTACATCAGTTGCTAATGTAACTTATACCAACGATGGAGGTGGTGATACTGATGATAATACTGGTGTAAATCAAACAACAGATACAGATAAAGTAGATGCTAAAAATGATGCAGGAGATCCATCTGGAACTGGAGGATTTTTTGAAGATCTAAAAGATTATTTTAGTTTAGGTACTATGTTCTCACAAGGTGTGCAAGGAAACTCCGGTGTAGCAAATATTTTTGATGATTTTAATTATACAGCGTTTAGTAGAAAAGGTGGTACATTTACAGCACCTTCAACATCTAGAGACTTAACAGGTTCTGATTATCTTCCAAGTTGGTTGAATTCAATTTATATAGGGTTAGGTGCATTCAATAAGTTTTTATATTACTTTACACAAGGTGCTAATCTTGCATTAGATATAATTTATGCCGCTATACCATATGTACAATATGCTCAGCAAATGATTGGTCATGGTTTATATGATAGGTTTACTCCTAATCTAATGACTGGATACAAAAGATTTAATCTTGCTGATTCTTTTTATATTCAAGATAATATTGCAGATGTGCCAGCATATCAATCAGGTGGTAGTTTTATAAGATATTCAATTAATAATTTAAAAAGATCTGACCATGTTGTTTTAAGAACTACAAGTGGTCCTTTGACAACTCCCGTAGGACAAAATATTGGGCCTGACTTATTATATAATTTAGATCAATCATTAGTAACTTTAGGTCAATTAGGACTTTTAGATTTTACATGTGGAGGCAATATTACTACTAATCAGATCTTTAGTAAAAAAATTGCTAGTCACTATGGGGCTTTAAAAGTAAGAATAAGAAATCAGTACGGTCAATTAAACTCTGTAAAACAATTAGTTATAACAGCGTGTGAACAGAAATTAGGTAATAATTTAAATCCTATAGTTACCATTAACAATAAAGATGCTGTAAGAAGAACTCAAATATTCTTTTATGGTGATACATATATAAACAGATTTACTGAAAAAAATAATATGTTTATGTTCTATGATTGGTTATACGGCCAACCAGATGGATATGAGTATGATTATTTTCAAAGACCTATGATAGGGTTTCCTAGATTTTGGGTAAATAATATTAAATATGACATAGGAAATTTAATAGACATAACAAACTTTACTAACCCAACACCAAATCAAGGAGCATTACCAAAAGCATTTTATAATCTTGATCATGGAGCAGGATGTTTAGTCAATGCATATAATTATACTAATGATGATGAAAATAGTTATCCTGGATTTCTTAAAGTAGAAAAATCATTTTTCTATTTATCAACTTCAGCTGTAAGAGATTTCTTTGTTGAATCAGATGTTATAGTAGACTTCAGACAAAATGCTAGTAATGCAGAATTTGATAAACATTATGATCCTTATAGATATACTGATTTGAATGCAATGTTTAATATGAATCCTCAGATTATTGCAAGACCAAATGTATATAGATATGATTACTCTTTAAGTATATTCAAACTAATTACAAGTTATTTTTCTGCAGGTAGTTTACAAAGTAGATACTATGATCCTGAAGTAGCTGAGTTGTGTTATGTATATTATCCAGATAGAATTATATATTCACTACCACAACAAGATGAAGCAATTAAAGATAGTTGGTTCATATATTTAGCAAATAACTATAAGGAGTTTAAATCTCAAATTAGTAATGTAAAATCATTTGCTAAAAGTGGAATCTTTATAACTTTCAAAAATGATAGTCCGTTGGCATTCCAAGGTGTGGATGTACTTACAACAGATCTTAATACAAAAATTACAATTGGGGATGGTGGACTATTTAGTCAGCCAGGCCAAAACATTGTAGTAGCAGATAAACCGTTTGAATATGGTTCTTCACAGAATAGATTATCAGTTCTATCATCTCCTGCAGGATTATATTATATATCACAAAATCAAGGAAAAGTATTTTCATATGGAGATGGTCTAAAGGAGATATCACAAACCGGAATGAAATGGTGGTTTAATTTATTTTTACCATATAAACTTTTAGAAGACTTTCCAGAATTCCCATGGGTTGATAATCCAGTAGCAGGTATTGGTTGTCAGACATTATATGATAATGAAAATTCTGTATTATTCTTTTGTAAAAAAGATTGGAAATTAAAAGTAGATAAAGCATTAGTTGAATATGATTCTGTAGCTGATAATTTTTATTTCATTACAAATCCAAACAATAGATATCTATTAGGTCATCCAGCATTGTTTGAAAATGCTTCATGGACAATTAGTTATGATCCTAAGATGCAGTTCTTTATTTCATTTCATGATTGGCATCCTGATTTAAATATTACTACTAAAACAAATTATCTTACAACTAAAAGAAATGAAGTATGGAAACATGATGCAACATGTCAATCATACTGTAATTTTTATGGTGTACAATATCCATTTGAAATTGAGATACCTGTAATTACCGGACAATCTGTAACAACTATAAAAAGTTTGGAATATATTCTTGAATGTTATAGAAGAGATATAGATTGTGTAGATCAATTTCATGTTCTTGATTTTAATTTTGATCAAGCTATTATACATAACTCAGAACAAGCATCAGGATATTTACATTTAAATCCTTTTCCAAAAAATAATGTTACATTGAGTTTAGAGTATCCTAAACAAACAACATCCATAGATGTGGATCCTTCACAAACTCCATTTCCAGGATATGAAATATTATTTTCAAAAGAAGAAAATAAGTATAGAATAAATCAGTTTTGGGATGTTACTAGAAACCGTGGAGAATTTCCTAATGGAGCAGGTTATCCACCTACAGGACCATTAATACCAAATACAACTGTACTACAAGGAACATATACACAAAATAGAATTTGGGAAACTCAAGCAAATGGGTATATAAGATTACTTAATCAAACTAATTTAGATTACGATAAACCATTACTGCAAAGAAAAAAATTCAGACATTATTTAAATTTCATAAATTTAGTTAGAAGAGATTCACAAAATGTAAATATGATTCTTAAAATTGTAAATAGTAAAAATCAATTTTCTCCTAGATAATGCATAATAAAAAACTATTAAGTCAGGTAATTAAAGATTTAGATAAAGCAAAAGCTCCCTCTAAACCAAAAGATATTGATTATAATTCTCAAATGGGTTATAGAGATGATTCACCTTTTAGAAACAAATCTTCAATGGATATCTATACTCCTGATGGAACAATAGATATGTCTAATACGGGAATGCCCTTAATTGCTAATGGTCAATATCTTCCACCTTATTCAGGTACTCATCAGTTCAATACAAATGTTGTTACAGAAGAACCATTAGATCAGGCTAAAAAAGGATTTGAAATTAAAAGACCTAAAACTAGAAATCTAAAATCTAAAAAATATTCTAGAAGTCTGGAAGCTACTAATGAACTATTTACAGTGCATGAATTTTTCCAAAAACCCAAATCTAAAAAAAATAAGATTTACAATCCTAATGCTAAATACTATAAGAAAGGTGGTGGAGTAGATCCAGCATTTGAAAAGAAATTAGAACAGGTTGCTAAAAATCTTAAAGTAAGTAAGGCAGATTTAATTGGAATAATGAAACATGAATCAGGACTAAATCCTGCTGCAGTTAATCCAAGTACAGGAGCAACAGGTTTAATTCAATTCATGCCAGCTACAGCTAGAGCTATGGGAACTAGTACAGAGGCTTTAAGAAATATGTCTGCAATAGAACAATTAGATTATGTAGAAAAATTTTATAAACCTATTGCAGGTAAAGCAAAAGATATTGGAGATTTATACATGTTTACTTTTCTACCAGCTGCCGTAGGTAAATCTAATGATTTTGTAATTGGTGCTAAAGGAAGTGGTAATGCAATATGGGGTATAAGTCAAGATGCACTATATAGACAGAATGCAGGATTTGATTTAAACAAAAAAGGATACTATACTGTAGGAGATGTTAAGACAAAGATCTCTACATTTTCAGGTCAACCCTTAATTAAAGAAAAAGGATTAGATCTAGCTCCAGGGGATTTAAAACCAGGTGAAGAAAAAATTACATTTACTTCTAATCCTGTAGAGAAAGAAGAAGTAAAGAATGAACCTCTCTTTCCTTTAGAGTATTACATGCAACAAAATGAACTTGCTGCTTCTAGACCTAAAGCAAATCCTTTAATGGCATTAGCACCTAAGAGAGCATTAAATGCAGGAATACAAGCTGAACTTACTCCAGATCAAATAAGACAATATGTTGAAGGTGGTTATATAGTAGAAGAATTAGATCCTACTGAATTTCAAAAGGGTGGCGATGTTAATTCAGGAGCAGGGATGAGTAGCAAATCTAAAGGAAAAACTGCTGCTCAAATTGCTGCTGATAAAGCATTAGATGCAAAATTAAGTAAACTTACGGCTAACAATAAAAAACCTCCAGGAGCATATAAGAAGGATCCTGTATTTCAACAAGTTGCAGACCAAACTAAAAAGAATGCACTTGCACATCAAGATAGCAAAAAAAAGGTTTTAAATAATTTTATAATTAAACCGGTAACTCCATTTAATTATGAATCTCCTTTAGATACATTTGTAAAAAATAATACTCCTAATCTTACAAAAGAGCAGAAAGCTCAAATGAAAGCTGAAGAAGATAAAGCAGTTCAGGATGCTATAATGTCAAAAGGCATGTTAAATAATACAGGTAAGTTAGATCCTGAAAGAGAAGAGTTTATCAGAAATCAAGTAAGAGCAAAATATAATAATGCATCTTCTCAGTATTATAAAGATAAAAAAGAAATTGATGCCAAGATAGCAAGGGTTGATCCATCTTCTGTATTAACTAAAAAAAGTAAATATAAAGATTATGATGTATTTCAAACTACAGAACAAAAAGCAAAAGAACAAATAGATCAAGCTGCACAAAATTTAATTAATAGTGGAGCTGCTTTTAACTATTATAAAAAAGATAATTCTGGAAAAGATTATAAAGAGTTAATCATGGATGACTTGATTAAAGCAAATAATAATAATCAAGATCTAGGTAAGGTTATTGAAAATATTCAAAATAAAAAAGATGAAAGTGATTATAAACTGTTAAAAGACAGTTATGATAAACTTCCTTTTTTTGATCCAAACTTTTCAAATGAGGATAAAGTCGGTCAAATATGGAGAGGCTTTGCTGCTGATCCATTTAATGTAGTAGAGGAGGCAATATGGGACAAAGATTTTATGCCAGGAAGACATACAATATTAAGAGATCCTTCTCATCCTTTATATAATTATTATACTAAAAGAACTCAAATGGATGAAAGTCCATTGTCTCAAGCTTTGCAATATATAAATCCTTTTTCATCTGCAGCAGAAGCCAGTGTAGCAATTAATAAAGGTGATTATAAAGAAGGAGCTAAACAATTTGGAGAAGGTATGCTTAAGACAGTTGGCTTACTTGCCTTACCAGAAGTTATAGCAGCAGGTGGTAGTTATGTATTACCAGGAGCAGCTTCTGTAGGATTACCAGGATTAACTTATACAGCAGCTCTTGAAGGAATAGGTATGGCATATGGAGCTACACAGTTACCAACAACATATAGGTCAATTGAGAAAGCAGTTAAAAGTGGTAAGAAAGAAGATTGGAGAGCTGCAGTAAATCAAACTGCTACAAACACATTAGACTTTTTAGGGGCTGTAGATTTCTTTAAAGGAGTTACAACAATACCAGAAGCTGTTACTTATAGAATGTTATCAAAAGGTAGTGATGCTACAGGCTTTGGTAAGAATCTTACAAAAGAAGCTGAGAAACTTAAAAATTTATATAATAAGAATCCATTAAATTATGATGCTAAAGTAGCACAATCAAAAAAAACTTGGGAACAAGCTATGGATCAAGTTAAAGCTAAATATGCAGATAAAGGTTATAATATGACTGCAGATGAAATTTTAAGTGATCCAGTTAAAGCTCAATATTTAAAAGATGAATTTTTAAAAATTAAAGAAGAAGGTTTAAAGTTTATGAAATCAGATGAAGGAAAAAAAGCTGTAGAACAGATGTTTAAAGAATTTCCTGAATCTAAAAAAATGTCATATGAGTCTAGTATAAAACCTGAAAACTTGGATGAAGTAAAAGAACTAATTTTCAAAAAAGAAGGTATAGAAAAATTTGTAAACCAAGGTGTTAAAAATTATGATGAAGCTATAAAACCTTTGGAAGAAAATATTGGAAAAGCAAGAAAACAGTATGAGGATATAATGGGTAAACCTGATGCAAATGATCCAGATTGGATGAATAAACTAAATAGAGAAAAAAATAAGTTGGATGCTCTTGAACATCAATTAGAAGGTATAAAAAACAGTAAAGCTAAGTACGTTGAATATTTTGATAAGAATGATCCACAAAGTTTTAGTGAAATACCATTTGGATTTACTGAAGCCCCTTTTGGAAAAATTCCATATACAAATCGGCCACTTGATTTTGAACCTTCATTTAATGGTCAAATATTAAGAAAACATGAAAGTTATATACCTGACACACCTATAATGACAGATATAGATTTAACTTATGATGACTATATAAAAGCTTATGAGGACATATCCTATAGAGATCAATCTATTCTACTAAACAAACATGCTGAGGTTAATGCATTACAAATTAAATATGAAAATGAGTTAAGAGACTTAATGCAGATGGATCCTGCTGATCCAAATTATGAGAGAATGGTTAGAAGAGTTGATAGTTCTAAGAACCGTTATCAAGCTGCTCTTGATGACTCATCAAATGCTCATGCTGCCTATAATTGGCATGAAGACAATGCTGTTGAACTAGGTAATAAATTTTTACCAAATGAAGGAGAAACAATTCTTGCTCATGAAGTATCTCATACAAACCCACAAGTAAGAGCTTTTGTTAAAGATCAACTTGATACAACTGGTCAAATTAATTGGAACAAAGCTAAACCAACGGGATATGTAAGAAAAACAATTGATGGTCAACTTTGGGATATACCATATTTAACACCTGTTGATAAAGTATTAGCAGAAATTGATATATTACCAGCAGGAAAAATGGGGCCCGGTTTTAATATGCAACATTATAATTTTAGAGTAAAACCAAAAGAATTTATACCAAGTACTGCAGATGAAGTTAGTGGTTCTTTTTTTAGTCATACAGATGGTGGTTTTTTTGGACCTGATGGAATAGATGCAAAAAACTATTTTTTAAATGGTGGTAATGGAAATGAAAAAGAAGCTTTTTTAGCAGAATTAAAACAATTTATGTTAAAGCAAGGTTATGGCAAAAGAGGTCAATTTACTTTAAAAGATGTTAACGAATTTTGGGGAGATTATTTAAAAACTTCTCAAACAGCCAAATCTGATAACTACAGACTTAGACTATTAGATATTGCGGATCCTACAAAAAATACTAGAGAGAGAATAGTAAAAGCCTTAAATATGCCAAGTGGATATAAAGAGGGAGGAGAAGTTGAATATAACTTAGGTGATGAAGTAGATGAAGCTACTATGAGAAAATTAGAAAAACAAGGATTTGTATTCCAAAAAATTAGATAATGGCAAAGTATAGGATTATGGCTTTACCACCTAGTTATAAAAAAGGTGGAGGTAGAAAGAAAAAACAAGTTGCTCAACCTGGACAGTGGGCTGATACAAATCCACAAATAGTTCAATCAGGAGAAGAAGGTTTTGATTTACCTACAAGTTCTGCTGCACCAGGAGCAGAGTTTGCCATACAACAAATGAGTCCTGAAGAACAAGCAGCCTATCTTAAAAAAGCAAGGTATGATGAAGCTATGGCTTCCTATAAGCCCTTGGAAGCTGAATACAAAGGTTTAACAAGACCAAAAGGAAATCTTGTATTAGGTGAAGACTATGATGCTGATCCAACTAAATTTACTAGTTCAGGATACTATCCAATAAAAACAGAGTCTGGTAATTATGAAATGATTGCTAATAAAGACATAGCAAATTTAATATACCAAAAAGGAGTTAACCCAGATGTATTAAGTAAGACTTTTGGTTTAGGTAGTCCTGAAGAAATAAAAAAACAGTTTAGTCCCATTTATGAACATGCCTCTGGTATTCATGCTAAAAGAAATAAGGAAAAAATTGATGGCCTTATTAAATCTGGTATGACTAAAGACCAAGCAATACAATCTCTTGTTGAACAAGGAGAAGGTAACTTGGAAGGATTAACAAATAGATATGGAAGTTATACTGAAGAGGCTTTTAATAAAGCTCAAGAAGATGCTAAAAAAGTATTAGAGACAGCACCTTCATTAAAAGATCAGTATAGTGATTATTTTAAAAAGAGAGATGAGCAGTATGAAGCTCAGATGGATGATCTTAAAGAAGGTATTGATTATGGTAAAACATTAACTCCATCTGAGACCACACAGAAAACTGCTGGAGCAATATACAATCCACTTACTAAAACATTTGCACCAACAACTAGTGCATATGATAAAAGTGAAAATAAAAAAGTACTAGTAAATAAAATATTAGATACTAAAAATCAAGAACAAAAAGAAAGAACTGTTGTCAACAAAGTACTAGATGCAAAGAATTTAACTGATGAACAAAAGAAACAATATTTAGAAGACCCTGTAGCTTTTAGTAACCTATACAATCAGTATCAACAATATGAAGCTACACCTGAAGTAGTTCAAGGAAGTTATATGAATACAATGGGGCAAAGCATGCCTCATACATCTTTTAGATCTGATTTTACTATTAATCCTGTTACCAAGACTTCTTTTCAAATGCCTAATGTAGGATCTAGTTTACCATTATTTGGGGCAAAAAATTATAATAAATATGGAATTCCTGGATTAGCTCCTAATAATATAAATATAACTAATGCAAATGTAGATTGGCATGCTGGTGCACCAGTACCAAAAAGTGCTCCTTCTGATGCTGTTAACATGTTAGATAAAGAATGGATAGCTGGAGTAGTTGGAGCAACAGCCTTTCCTGCTGTATATTCTGGTGTTCAAACATTATGGAATGCTCCTATTTTAGGTGCTGTAGGTAGTGAAGCTTTACCAGGTTTAACTCTAGGAAATGTTTCTAATGCTGTAAGTGCTTTTGATTTTGCTACTAAATATGGTCCTGATGCACTAATGCAAGGTCAAAAAATGTATGAAGAAGGTTATTCAGATGATAGAGCAAAAGCTTTAGCTTATGATATTTATAAAGGAGTTAATTCTGCAATACCTTATACTAAATATTTAGGAAAAGATCTTGAAAAAATTAATCAAATTAAAAAAGGAAAAGATGCATTGAGTTTTTATGACAATGCAAATAAATCAGCTCAGACTCCTGAGAACGTAGTAGAAAATACAAAATGGATTAAAGGCTTAGGATCTGTATTAGCTTTACCAAAACAAAAAGGTGGTTCTATACAAATGGAACTTTCTGATGATGAAATACAAGATTATGTAAAAAGAGGTTTTATTATTGAAGAAGTAAAAGTTCCAGCAATGCAATCAGGAGGAACTCCTTCTCAACTTTGGTATCAATATACAGGAACACCATGGTCAGAAGCAAAAGCAAAAGGTCTTACTGATGGTTCAGTGGAACAAAATTTAGCTTTAGCCAAAAGACTTGAGTCAGGAGAATTTGGAGAACCAAAACTATCTACTCAACAATATCAAGATGTTAGATCTGGATATGATCAAATGGTAGAACAAATGGTAGGTCAAGGTAAAACTCTTGATCAATTAGTTCAACAAAGAGTAGGTACAAGAGAAGGATTAAAGGCAAGATTTCCAGAATTATTTAAAACTGAATCTAAAAAAACTACAACGGCTGTTACACAAAAATCTCAAGCACAAAAAGATGCTGAATTAAAAGCAGCTAGAGAATGGTTAACTGGAAAAGCTAAAGAAATTGGTAATGATATATTTGATGCTATTGGAGATTCTTATTGGGGTAAGCTAGCTAAAAAAGCAGGATCAGCCACTATAAAATATCTTGAAGCAGAAGCCGCAAAAAATAAAGTAGCCAAAGCTAAACAAGCACAGAAAGTTAAAGCTGTAGAAAAGAAAGTAGAAAAGAAAGTTCAAAGTACAGTTAAGAAAGTTACTAATCCACTTCCAACTCCAAGTGTAGTTGATGCATTAAATAATGCTGGTGTAAAATATGAACCAAGAAAACAACCCGTAGTTCCAGAACAAAGACCACAAAAAACTCCTAGTATATTAGATATATTAAATCAGAAAAGTATTTTTGATTATGATCCTTTAGAAACTTTAAAGAAATATGCTAAGCCTGTTGAGGAAAAGAAACCTGCTCCTATGACCGGATATGATATTAAAGGCATAGTAGATCAAATACAGAAAGGTCAGAAGATGGGTCCACCTCCTTCACTTACTAGACAGCAATCACAACAACCATTAGGTGATAATAGTATGGCTGCTCAATTTAAAACTAATGAGCAAAAAGGTAAAGGAATGAAACCACTTAACTTACCTGAAGTTAAAGATAAATCTATATGGGATAAAGCTAAAGAATGGGGCTCTCAAACATGGGAAGATACAAAAGACCTTGCTTCAGATACTTGGGAAGGTACTAAAAATCTTGCAGAAGAATACATAGCAGATCCAATTGTAGAAAGTATATTTGGAGAAGGTGTTAAAGATGCACCAACTAGTAAAGAAGAATTTCTTGAAACTCCTACAGGACAAAGAGTTGGTAAAAAAGTTCTTGATTGGAATGAATCAAAAGATAATTGGATAGATCCTTTTGGTCCTGCTGATTTATCAAAAGAAGAAGAACAACAACTAAGAAGAAAATTAGAAAAAGAAGGAGCTATAGATACTCCAGATGAAGTTGTAAAACCTAAAGAATCTAAAAAGAAAGTAGTTGAAACACCAAAACCTGATAAATTCTTTGAAGAAATATCAACTGTTAAAGATTCTTATGATGCTGATAATACTTTACTTTCATATAGAAATCAATGGGATAATAGTGAAGGGTTTAGATATTTAGCTACTCCAGTTAAAAAAGATAGAAAGTCAACAGATGAATATTCAGATGTGATAGGTGTTGGACATTTCTTACTTGATGCTAGTGCTTCTAAATCTAAACCATATAGTCATGAATATAATAAAGCTTTTATAGATAGAGCACTTAAGAATAATGACTGGGTTCCTACCTTTACAAATGAGGACGGTGATTATGTTAGATTAAAATATAAAAAACCAAATGAAATTACTAAATCAGATAAAGTTATTACACCACTTAGACAGATGACATTTGATAATATTGACTTTTCTAAAACACAAACTCCATCAGGATTTAAAAAAGGTATTAATGAAGTCATGACAAAAGAAGGTAAAGGAACTTATTTATTATTTAAAAATAGAGATGGTTACTCAAGATTCAGTGGTGGATCAGTAGTATTTATATTTAAAGATAAATTTGGTAACACGATTGTAAGAGACTTTGCTGGTTCACTTAATCAAATTGAAAATGAAGGTATTAATATTCAAAAGCAATATAATATAAAACCTGAAGATCTTACTCTTGGTTATCATGATGTTGGTTCTTTTAGTGCTAAGATAAAAGCAAATGCAGAAGGTAAATTAAAATCAAAACAGTGGGAAGGATTTAATAATGAAGATTGGACAGGTGGTGCATTATTAATACCTAAAACCAAATAAACTTATTAAGTTTAACGATTAAATTAAAATTTAGTATATTTAGTATATAGTATAACCTATGAAAAAACTAGTAACAATACGGAAAGCTCCAGATGGCAAGGGTCAGTATTTAAATAAAACAGCAAAGTTTTTAAATAAAGCCCAAGGAGGTGGTCAACAAGAAGGAGGCTATAATCAAAAGATTTTAGAATATGTAGCTCAAGAGATATTACAAAGAGAACAAGATCCACAAGCTGTATATCAAACTCTTATTGAATCTAAAATAGATGAAGATACTGCACTTAAACATGTTCAAGCAATCATGCAATATCAACAACAGCAGATGGCTGAACAACAACAAGGTGCTCCACAAGAACAAGCTGGTGAACAAGATACAGCTTATACTCAAGCAGCTGAGGAAGTAGAACAAGATCTTGCTGGACAGTATGGTTATTATAATCCTAGTGGTGTTGGACAAGAACTTGCTGCTGATGAATCTGAAGATCAAATAAATCAAGAAGCTGATGAAGAGGTTTACAACATGGTTATGGGAGATGATCAAGGTGAATACCAAGATGGAGGTACCATAGATGATTATATTGTAAATAGATCAATTCCAAATTACCTAGGCTTTGAAGGAGATGACTTAAATGCATTTAATTATGCAAATGGTGGAGCTACAAATAAAAGAAGCTTTATTAAAAATGTAATGTCAGAACTTAAAAAAGCTAGGGAAGGAATGCAACAAGAAGATCCTTCTGAGCAATTTGATATGACAGATACATTAACTTTAGATAGAGGTAAGAAAAAATCTAAATTTGTAGAGGGTCTTGCTAGAGTTACTCAAACTGCTAAAGATAAAGAGAAAGCAGAACAAGCATGGCAACAGCAACAACAAATGATGCAACAAGGTCCACCTATGCAACAAGCAGGTGCACCAATGCAAATGCCAATGGGTCAAGATGGTGGTCAGCAACCTTTAACAGATACTGAACATCCTTATCATCATTTAGCTATGATGCAAAATGCTAATAACTATATGACTGATAATCCTATGAATGCCATGTTTAGTGCTCAAAAAGGAATGACAATGCCTTCTCCAAGAGAGTATAGAAAAATGCATAGACAAGT